ATATATCCCCTTCGAGTTCTGGTTTTGCCGCAATGTAGGTCTTGCGCTTCCTTTAATCGCCCTTCAATATCACGAAGTAAAAGTGAAAATAGATTTTGAAACCAAGACTAATTGCATATCCAAGGGTGATGGTCTACTAACTGACTTTGAAGATATTAAAAATATCTCTTTATGGGCCGATTATATCTTCTTAGATACTGACGAACGCCGAAGATTCGCTCAATTATCCCACGAATATTTAATAGAACAGCTACAATTCACTGGCACTGAACCCCTCGTTGCCGGTACCAACAGAATTAAGCTAAACTTCAATCACCCCTGCAAAGAACTCATATGGGTCGCAAAAATAACACCTACTAACAATGTAACCAGATGGTATGATTACACCAATAAGGATGTTGCAGATCTAAAGACATCATACGGTCTTGCAGATGGTGGCAATGCCATACAGGGAGGACAGATTACATCTAACTACCTTGTTATATCCGATGTGAAACCAAAAGAAAATGTAAATCCTTTCACCAACGCAATCCTCCAATTAAACGGAAACGATCGTTTCGCTGTAAGAGAAGGTGATTATTTCAATTATGTTCAACCCTTCCAACATCACACTAATGTTCCCGTATATAACTCTATCAACGTATATTCGTTTGCACTAAAACCCGAAGATCATCAACCGAGCGGCACCCTCAATATGTCTCGTATTGACACCGCGACATTGATGGTTACTGCTAAAACCTCTGTTACTGCTTCATATCAAGGCATAAATATATACGCGGTCAATTACAACGTCCTTCGTATATTATCTGGTATGGGTGGCCTTGCTTATTCCAATTAAAAATATAATAAAGATATCTACTATAATAAAAATTAAAGAGTCGTGTTATATAATTTCCTTTTTTTTTTCTCCTCTAATAGTATAAAGAATATAGCGTAAATGGGTGGTGGTCTTCTTCAATTAGTAGCTTATGGTGCACAGGATGTTTATTTAACCGGTAATCCGCAAATTACCTTTTTCAAAGTAGTTTATCGTCGTCATACTAACTTTGCTATTGAAGCTATCCAACAAACTTTTAACGGAACTCCCAATTTTGGCAATCGTGTAACCTGCCAAATATCTCGTAACGGAGATTTAATACACCGTATGTATTTAGCAGTTGTTAATTATTATTCAGGAGAAGAAGTATGTCCTTATTTTGGCCTTCGTTTAATAAACTATGTAGAAATTGAAATCGGTGGTCAAAAGATAGACAAGCATTATTCTCACTGGATGTATGTGTGGAATGAACTCTCGCTTCCCGTATCAAAGAAAGATGCCTATAAAAATATGGTAGGCGCCAATGATATGCTTAAGAAAATAGGGACTGATGCTAATAATGGCGCTAATCTCTATATCCCCTTAGAGTTCTGGTTCTGCCGCAATGTAGGTTTAGCCCTTCCTTTAATCGCTCTACAATATCACGAAGTTAAAATAAACATTCTATTTGAAACAAAAGAGAATTGCAAAGGTACTGCTGATGAAATTACTGACCTTTCCTCTGTTTCATTATGGGTTGATTATATCTTCTTAGATACCGACGAACGTCGAAGATTCGCTCAATTATCCCACGAATATTTAATAGAGCAGTTACAATTCACTGGTACTGAAAGTGTATCGGCTGTTTCTGCCATTAAACCGAAATTATCCTTCAATCACCCTTGCAAAGAATTAGTTTGGTTATGCTCTTCTGACCATACTACTACTTCTACCGATAAACATGTTATAAATAATAACTGGATTAATTATTCCACCAAGGTTAATACCTATGCTGCCGATAATGCAGTATTATATAATGCTACTAGCGCAATTGACTCAACTAATCCCATAAAATCTGCCAAACTTGTATTAAACGGTAATGATCGTTTTGCTGCAAGACCAGGCTCTTATTTCAATTTAATACAACCTTATCAGCATCACGAAAATATCCCTGTTAATCCCGGTATCAATGTTTATTCATTTGCCCTTAAACCGGAAGAGCACCAACCAAGTGGCACTCTCAATATGTCTCGTATTGATACTGCTGTTCTCAATTTAGAGATTAACCAAGTTGATACCTACCTTTCTAATAACGCATCTTCAAAGAATCTACATGTCTATGCCGTAAATTATAATGTACTCCGTATATTATCTGGTATGGGTGGCCTTGCTTATTCCAATTAAAATATTATATATTTATTTATATATGTTGAAATTGCTATAAAGTTTCTTTTTTTTTTCTCCTCTAATAGTATAAAGAATATAGCGTAAATGGGTGGTGGTCTTCTTCAATTAGTAGCTTATGGTGCACAGGATGTTTATTTAACCGGTAATCCTCAAATTACCTTTTTCAAAGTAGTTTATCGTCGTCATACTAACTTTGCTATTGAAGCTATCCAACAAACCGCTTCGGGAAGTAATTCGCTCGGCTCTCGCGCCACCTATCAAATTACTCGCAACGGTGATTTAATACACAGAGTATATTTCTACGGAAAATTAAAAAATACTGGCGCTACCTCCAAAAAAATAGCGTTAGTTCCCAATGTAGGTCAAAAGTTATTGAAAACCGTAGAATTAGAAATTGGCGGACAACGCATAGATAAACATTATTCGGAATGGCTTTACATATGGAATGAACTTTCGCTACCTTATGGCAAACGTGAAGGCTACTATAAAATGATTGGTGCCAACAAGGAGAACTGCTGCACTCTATTGCCTTCGACATCATCTTATGAATTATATGTTCCCTTAGAGTTCTGGTTCTGCCGCAATGTTGGTTTAGCTCTTCCTCTAATCGCCCTTCAATATCACGAAGTTAAAATTAACATAGAATATGAAACTGTTACTAACCTCTGTGATATCAGTAATAAAAATTATTGTGCTGAAAATGATAGAGTTGGCGGCGAATCAAATGGTACTGGCTATTCTAATACCGAGTTGACCCTTGACGATCCTACTTTATGGGTTGATTACATATTCTTAGATACCGATGAACGCAGAAGATTCGCGCAATTATCTCATGAATATTTAATAGAACAGCTGCAATTCACTGGCACTGACACCATAACTTCATCTGGCTCAAATCCCGATTCTATGAAGAGCTTACGTATGAACTTCAATCATCCCTGCAAAGAACTTGTATGGGCTATCAGAAGTTCAACTGCTGCCAACAATGTATATTGGAATAACTTTTCTACTGCCGAAGCTGATAATACTATTGAAACCACAACTTTCAATAACTATGTCGTTTCTAAAAATCCGGTAATGCAAGCAAAAATAATGCTCAACGGCAATGATCGCTTTGCAACCAGACAAGGCGAATACTTCTCACTAGTCCAACCGTATCAACACCACGAAAATACCCCTGATATGTATCACAAAGGTATCAATGTTTATTCGTTTGCCCTAAAACCCGAAGAACACCAACCAAGCGGCACCCTAAATATGTCCCGTATTGACACTGCTGTCCTATCTCTATCCTCAAGAATGGCTAACACCGGAACTATCCATGTCTTTGCCGTTAATTACAATGTTCTCAGAATATTATCCGGTATGGGAGGCCTTGCTTATTCCAATTAAATATGATATCCGAGACATCGTTGTGATACCCATAATACTATCTTTTCATTTTTTAATTTATAATTATTTTTTACAGATAATATTATATTATATAAAATCTTTGATACATATAATGACGTCCTTTCAATGTTAAATCCAGCATTTCTATTTTTTGCTTCATAAAAATAGTATGTTATCATATCATCTAAGTAAAGCAAGCAATCTGCATTCATTTTCCCCTTATATTTAGCTATATTTGTATTATTAATGTTTTCGAGATTTTCAAGCTTATTTCTGATAACTTGTTCAAACCTATATTTTTTTATTATATAGTTTTTCAACATTTCGCAATTATATTTATTTCTCATATCATACACAATATGTCTGATATTAGTGGCTCTTTTAACTAAGATATTTGAAGATTTGTTAATCTCGCTAAGCTTTTTGAGTTCACAATACCCTTCTAAAAATCTCAAAATATTCACAAAATAATCCTTGTCTGTAAAGTCTTTCGCACGACTCATATTATTTAATAACACAATATATTACATCATTTTTTATAATAATACAATGTAAAAAAATAAAATTATATATAATAAAACCCATAAAACCCATAAAACCCATAAAACCCATAAAACCCATAAAACCTATCATATACATCGTCTATTAATCGTCGT